GGAACTACAGTTAGTGAAACTGTATCTCCTGCTCTAGACACGGAGATGGTGCCAATATTCCCATCGTTGTCCACTGTTCCATATTCACTAACATTCACATCTGTGTTGTCAGGGACTATGGTTAATTCTGTGGCCCAGTATTTATTTGCGCCACCAGAAGTCTTTTTAATTGAGACCATGTATTTTACTGATCTCCACTCACTTGCCAAAAAGTTATCAAAAATTGTTGAGTTTTCAATGCCGTTAATTGTAACTTCATTGTTGCCATCTGAACCAAGGTCTGTTGATCTTGCAGAGGTGCTGTCAATCAAATCTTCATAGTTTGTTTGACTTGGACGGTCTCCTGTTTGAAATAGAGACTTTATGCTTGAGATTGATAATTTAGCCATAGATGAATTATATCATGCATTTTAAAGTATATAGTTAGAAAAACCAATTACCTGCAAAGGAATTGCTGGAACATTACCAATAGAAGCTGGTATCTGTATTGCTGTAAATCTTATTCTAAATGGTAGTACTGAATTTATATTTACCCCACGATTTGGCTGGGTAATTTGTACATTAGGAAAATAAACTCTTTCAACAGCTCTTGTAAAAACTGGGGCATTGTTACTTATAACAACTGTTGCCATTAGTTTGTAACATCCTCAAGGAGAGTAATCTTCCCTTGAGCAACTGTCCAAACAAGTGTGTTCTGTGGAAGACGTAATTCAATATCAAAAATATCATTTGTTCTTAACTGTGCAGTTTGTGCTGCAGTTAAGTTAACTTTAAACTCACCATCTTCATCTTCCAAATCTTGCTCTGGAGTAAGTGTAAAAATTAGTGTTGCAGTATCTGTAATTACTTGAGGATCTACTGGGGTAGTCGGTCTTTTAAATTCCGCTTCAATATCCCAGTCAGAAATAGTTAATGGCTCTTTGGCGTCGTCAGTTAAATATACACGGAAGGATGCTGTATCACCTTTTACAATTGTCCAGTTAATAAATGGTGGTGCTTCACCAATGTCGTATGATGATGCGCCCTGTCCTCTATAAGTTGCCATTTTTATATTATACCACTTGAAAATAGCAATTATTAAGTTTAATAAAAAAATGTTATAAAACTTGCTTTTTGTGGCAATCACATGTTATACTTAGTTAGTGCTACCAACTGGTAGCATCTTTAGTCTCTAGGAGGTTATTTTGATGAGAAGAGATAAAAAGATCTGGATTGGAATCCTTGCTTCAATTGGGCTGCTTGCACCACTAACAAATGCAGCTAATGCTTTAAGTACTGAAAATAATCTAAGTAAACCCTTAGTTTCTGAACCTTCAACCGCCAAGGCGGTTTTTTTGGTTTCTAAACCTAAGAGTCTTACAAAGGTAAAAAAGAACATAGAAGTTCTACATAAATATCAAGACTCAGTTAGCTTGACAGATCGTCAGCTAAAAGAACTATTACATGCTGTTGGCTTTCGTGGACAAGGGCTTGTAAAGGCTTGGGCAGTTGCTAAAAAAGAGTCAAACGGAAGGCCTTTGGCTTTCAATGGCAATGAAAAAACTGGTGACAACTCTTATGGTATTTTTCAGATAAATATGCTGGGAATGCTTAAGGAAAGTCGCAAAGACAAGTTTGGCATAAACTTTAATAGTGAATTGCTAAACCCTGTTATCAATGCACAGGTTGCATACCATATGAGCAATGCTGGTGAAAACTGGTCTGCTTGGCACGGGATAACTCCAAAAACTAAAAATTGGATGAAGAAGTTTCCTAAGTAAGTTTTAAGGTACCCCCTTGGCTATTTGCCTTGGGGGTATTTTTTTATGAAATTGAGATATACATTCCCTTAAGAATAATAGAGCTTTCATTATCTGCCCTTGCCTGAATTATTCCACCCTCTGACCTAATTTTTGAAAGATCTACATATAGCGTTTGGTTAACGGACATCTCATAAGGATATTTATACTTAAGCATTCCAATGTATCCTGTTGGAGATTCTACCTTTGGAATATATGTTCTTATCCAAGCCTCAGTGCTATTTGTGTCGGTAGTTAATGCTATATCATATCTGATATCTACTTTTGCTCCTACTTTTAATTGTTTGAAATTAATTCTTTGAGTAACAGAATTCCAGAGCGATACAGATCCAACTGGAAGAAATCTTAAAATATTATTATCTAGGTCATCATCCATTAAAATATCTACCCAGCCATCGTCGCCTCTATCTGGTCCAAGCAGCATTGGTTTTTTATTTTTATTTTCATAATATGCCCAACCTGGGTATTGACCTGATGGACTTTCATATCCTTGTCCACCGCCTCTGCCAGGCTCTCCTTTAGGCCCTTGTGGGCCTTGTGGACCGTCTTTACCATCCTTGCCTGGAATGCCTCTATCACCCTTTGGACCTTCTGGTCCTGGTGGACCTGCGGGTCCTACTTCACCTTTTTCACCTTGAATTCCTGGAACAGCAATGTACTCAGTATTATTTGATTCTATGCTTTTTGTAGACTTAACTGCTTCCGAATATTTTGTTTTTGGAGCATCCATATTCTTTGATATGGCCATGATGCTACTTCTTTACTTTAAAAATAGTTCCATTAATTTTTATCAATGGTGGAAGCTTTGGATTGGTATCCTTAATCTTAATTATCATTTAAGAAACTCCGCCTATAACATTTCTTGTACCACTTGGAGTTACATCTCCCAGGACGCAAATTGTTCCAACGACTGGTGTCCAGGTAATTGTTGAGTTTCCATCTGGCACTATTGCTTGTAGATCAAAAGATAGTTCTGCAACAACTGATCTATATTTTATTCCCCAGTTTTCTGTTACAGACGCTGGTGCGCTTACTGTTATTACTGAGCCATCTACAGAAACTTCTAGCTCGTCTAGAATGTCTGAGGTTGGATCATAAGCTGTAGCAGCAAAACCCCATCCATCAGTATCAAATTCTGTAACTTCGTCATTTTCAAGAAATGAAACGGTAAATGAAGCAGAGTCTCCACGAACGACAGTCCATTGAATATTTGCTGGGGTAGCCCCAAATTTTTCTACGGTAGGTGAGCACATATCAATGATTATACCATAATAAAAAGAATTGGCTCCTAGGGGCAGTGGGGTGGGTTATGCAGCAACCTAGGAACCAACCCATATGAATTATAACATTATTTTATAATAAAATAATAATACAGCAGTTTATAACATATTGTTATAAATTAGTAAATTATCCAATTATTTTCATTTGCTAAATCAAGATAAAACATTTTTTTTTGTTTATAGAATATGTTATATTTTTTATTAAAATCTACCTTATAGTCTAAAGAATGCAAGAAGTATTCATTATTAAAACAAATTTTATTTGTATTTTTTAAAGCTATACTTGAAAATAAACCATTACATGGTTGTCCAATGTGTGAATTTAAAATATTTACAGGATCAGATTCTTTAAATTTTATGCATTTCTCTGTTGCTTTATCTAACATTAATTTTATTATTTTGCTGTTTTTTAAGCCAGCAAAGTTTGAATTATTGACTCCGTAGTGTTGATATGCAATTGGAGAACATATCATATCTTCATTATTATAACAGTTAAGCATAATGTCGTCTAAAGGCCTGGTGCATACAGAGTCCATGTCTGCATAAAACCCACCATATTCATATATAACAATCAATCTCCAAATATCTGTTTGATTTACTGCAGGTGACAACTTATAGCATTCATATAAAAAATTATCGTATTTTTTTATATGTTCATGTCTTTCCTCTGCAGTAACATAATTATATTCCCAGCCAGGATTTAAGTTTTTCCAAGTGTTTACAATATTTTTTTGAAATGGCTCTAGATCCTTATATTTATTTTCGTGTGTTTGCCATATTATTTTAGGAATCATCTAAATATTATATCACCAATCAAAAAACATAAAACCAGAGTATTTAAAATCGTTATCAAATTGTTATAATCCTAAATGTCCGTTTTGTTATGTTATAGGTAATTAGCCAGGGTATTGAGTGGTGTATACTTAAAATATATAAAGAAAAGAACTATATCTAAACAAGGTTTTTAAAAGATAGTTTATATATAGTATATAAGGAAAATGGGAAAATTAGATTACTTCTTGTTGTGATCTTTGATATGCTCAATAAGAAGATCAAACATCTTGTCAGTCTTATCCTCAAGACGTGTAACTGAGTCTTTTAGCGATGATCCTGAGTTAGGCTTAAGCTCGCTAAGGTAGTGCTTAATTAGAAAATTAATAACACCAAATATAACTCCACCTATTGAGAGTACAGTAAGAATGAATGCTGCCCAGTCTTGTGGAGTCATAAGATTAATTATATCACTATTTAAGATCAACTATTCACAAATATATGAAAATGACATATGAAATTTATCTGCTGTTGTTAAATTAAAAGGACTATTGTTATCAAATGGTTCGTCCTTTGCAGAACTTCCGATATTCCATATAGTAAAATTAGATGAACCTGGAGATAGGTGGCCTTTAATACTGTAATGATCTACACCTTGGTTTACAACATCATGAATTGATCCACCATAAACATCTGTATGATATTTTGAATTAAAAGGAATTGTTAGAGAATACTGCCCAGATCCAAAGTTAGTAACATTAGTAAACAAAACATCTATTTGTACCGTTACTAAATTCCCTATCTTAATATAAGATCCAGTTGTTGGTGTGTTTGTAAATGTTAGGCCAGTTCCAGACCATACTGGAGAATAAGATTTAATTTCAGTTGTAAGACCGTCGGTATCACCAAAGGCTGGATGAGTAAACCGTGCCATTACGATCCAGACTCTAGGTTAGTTTTTATTATTGCAAGATTCATAGAGTTAATAGATGATACTGCATAAATAGCATCTCTTCCATGAAGCTCAAAAGATATAGAGTGGTTAGGCATAATTCTAAATCCATAATTTGTAGATGAGATTTGATCATCGCCTCCAATATAAATATATCCTGAAGCATTAACATTTTGCAAAGTGATATCAATACCCGAATGAGTTCCATTTGGAGTTAAACGAGTTGGTGTAGTGTTGCTAAGCGTGGTGAGTGAATGCGTTGTCATAAAAACATTATATCATTATTAACTAAACTATCTTTTAAGTTCGGGCGGGGTCTTTAAGTCGTCGCCGAAATAGAAGATATACAAACCATTCCCTAGACAATATATGGATTGACCAATCCAAGCATGTCTGATACAATGGTTTTACTATGCGTGATAAACTCAAAGAAATCCTTATTCCAAACCTAATAAATAAATTAAAAATCCATCACTCTGTATATAGACTTCCCTGTACATCCGAATTTCTAGAAGAGTTGGTTTCTGATGCACTAAACGAAAACGGTATGCCAAACGACTGGAAGCCTGATAGAAGCCATAGCGTCAGTATAGACATGACATTAGACCAGGGAGATAGTATATCCGTCAAATCAGGAAGATATGACCCAGTAAAAGGTACGTTAGTTATCTCTGGCTCCAGGCTAGGCAAACATGAAACATTGGAGAAGATGGTAGAGAGTGTTGCATCTACACATGCTGATTATTATGTGTGTTTAGCAAAAGCAGACCAGGATTGGTCTCATATCCCGTCAAAAATTGACATTAAAACCTATTACCTATTTGTGTTTGAAGCATCCAAATTAGATTATTCAATTGAGCATTGGGCTAGAAAAGATTCAAAGCATGGATCTGGATATAAGTATGTAATGGAGATACCAGGCATGTCTGCTACTATACGTCCTACTATGTCTCATCAGTTATGGACTACTGTCTCTTGTGATATCATTGATATACCGTCCAAATTGGAGATATCATGAGTGATGATCAGGATGACCGTAAGGAAGTCCGTCCCTGGGATTTAATTAATGGTTCTCCTCGTAGTCCAGAAGAGCTTGAGGAATACCGCTTGAATATTTGTAGAGGCTGTGAGTTCTTTCGTAAAGGCAATCAAACCTGCAAGAAGTGTGGATGCTTTATGAAGCTTAAGACAAAGCTAGAAAAAGCTAAGTGTCCTATTGGCAAATGGTGATACAAAAAAATGAAAGAGGATAAGATAATTGCCTAAGTATACCTTTAAACCAATCAAGCATGTAATAGAGCAGGTGTATGTAGATCATACAAAAACAAATATTTATGATGCTTTAGGAAATGTTGATTTTGATAAAGTAAGAGTTATAGTTGATGCAAAAGATGTCTATGAGGCAGAGCAGATTCGTAAAGGTGTTACAGATATCCGTAT